ATGCTCTTGCAGCGCATCCCACATCTCACCGCTGACCGTCCTTCGAGTGTTTTCGAGATCGTTGGCGCGACTGGCTTTCATCTGGTCATAAATACCTAGCGCATGCGTTTGCTGATCACCCTCGTACTTGCCCATCACTGCTTCGCGCGTCAGCGAATCGAAGTTTTGCTCTATGAAAACTTCGGCTTCTGCATTTTCGTAAGCATTCTTCACATCCCCGTCGAGCTCAGTGCGGACCTTTGGATCGGTAATCTGAGAACGAACCCCTTCGTAGTACGGCATCGCACCACGTGGATCATCGCGTAAGCGTTTTTTCACACGAGCAACATAGACATCAGAAAAAGTGTCGGCTCTGAATTTGTCTGCAGCGACTGGGTCCATGCCCATGCGCTTCACTTTCTGTTCGATTGCTTGTCTGAGTTGTGACTCAGCATGGTCAAAATCAGTGGGCCCTGTAGCCAAGGTCATACGCTCCGCCCACCCTGAAATTAAGGCGTGCTCGTTCTGCTCTCTGACTTTGGCAATTTGCCCACCCTCATAGGAGGAAACTGTAGAAGCCGAGGTGAGCGTGCTCTTCCTCTGTCCATCCACCCATGCTTGACGCAGATGTTCAGGAAGGTTGAGCGCCACCTCATCGACACCGGTTCGCATGTGACTGACATATTGGTCAGTCATGCCAAAGGCTTCGGTCCCCAACCGGTTGTTGTTTTGCATTTGCCAGTCCAGCCCGCGTTGCAGCATGTCGGCTGTGGCTTTATTGAGCATTGAGTCTTCGTCGAGCTTCTTTTGCTCGAGTGCGACTTTTGTGAGCCCCTTCCCCATTTCGAGGAGCCCTTTGCCCAATACGCGTGCTTCCGCTCCAGCGACGGCATCGTCTGGGACGTCATATGGATTTAGGACGACCGGTTTTAAGGTCTCCGCACCAACACTGAGTGAATCGTATTCAGGCACCTTGGGCATGCTGGGTCCTTACGGTATTGAGTATCGGTTCAGGCGGTACCAATTCGTAGCAACGTCGCCCGCACCGGATAACAGACTTCCAGCAGCTTGGCCTAGAGGGCTGATTGAGCTGGCGGCGGCGAGGCTTCCCATAGCAGCCGTTTTTTGATTGACGCCTTGGGTGCGAATTGACCATGCGTTTTGCACCGCATTTTGGAAAATCGTGATGGCATCCATCTCCTTCATCAGGTCTGTAGATGCAATGACTTCAGCAGCAGACCCCTCACCCAAAGCGATACCGTTGGCAGCCATAGACACACGCTGCGCACTTTTGAGCTTCCCGGCCTTCATCGTGAGGCGACCGATCTCTTTCTCGGCCGCCAGCATGGTGGATTGGGCAGAACGCTCAAGAATGCGCTCATTGATGGCGGCCATATCGGCCTGATGCTGCAGCGAGCTAATCTTCGATTGAGCCGCGTAATAGCTACCTACCGCCGAGTTGATCGTCCCAAAAAACGACAAAACAGGGCCTGCATCAGCAACACCCTTCATGAAATTACTGTCAGGTTTCAGGAAGTCGAAATTGAACGCCATGGGGTCTCCTCAGTAGGAACCGATGTTCGCCTTTACGTCCACCGATACGCGCACACTCATCCCCCAATCGAAACTTCGAGCGTCATTCCTACAACCGTGATGGGAAGCGGGTCGGATTGCCGGACCCATATCTGAGCGGAATCGCCCCATGACGGGCTGATGGACATGCGCAACTCTTCGCTTTTCAGCTCAGGAGCACTTCCGTAAGGCTCGGTGGTGCGTTGTTTGTACTGCGTCAACAAAGACAGGCTGGGTCCAACATAAACACCCGAGGATTCGGAAACGCGCAAAAACACCTGATTCACGTTCTTCATGCGACCCTGCCCAAAACCATCGATCTGTAACGCCAATGGGAGTGTTTGAAGGTCGGCTACGATTGGAAGACCCACCTTTACGACTACGGCTGGAGCGTCGAGCGTGATCTCGCCGCCGCTGATCGTTCGCTGTGGATGCACAGCCCCGTCGGCCAAGATGTTGACCGTGGCGCCTTCAAGCCACGTCAGACCTGAAATCACATTGCGTGCAAAAGCCCACGAAGTTGTAGCAGTTGAACGTAGCCCAGCGGGGATGGTTTTGTCAGTACGTACGGTGACAACCGTGCTCGAGGTCACAGCTTGGATGGTCAAGGTGTACTCGACGCCGTCATTGTCAGTAATCACGACTGCGTCATTGATGTCGCCCGGTGATGAGAAACCGCCGGTTGAGCGAGTTAGCGTCAAATCCTCGTCAGCATCCCAATTGGTACCTCCGCTAATCGTCATCGTTTCAGAACCGGTGTTGGTCCCGTTATATGCACCGCCACAATCGACAAAATAAGCGTCTTCCGGCGAATCGAACCAGCGTCCGCCCATACGTTCAACGTATCGCACATCATTGCCATCAATCGTGCGCTTGATTACAAAGTACGCAACATCATCATTACCTTCGGCCACCACACAGACTGACTCAAACTCGCCATCGGTATCGTGCTGATGCCATGCCCCGATCTGCTGTTCAGGCATATACGTAAGGCCCAGCAGCTTACCGTCATCGCGCACAAACCATGCAATCGGATATGGAGATTTCGAGAACCCCATGTCCACAATCGTGTGCTGATCAAACAAATGAGGCGCACGGATTGAAAGATCACCCGTGATATAGCCGTTGGATTGCCAGTTGTAGCCAAGCTCGCGAACATGTCCACCACGGGCCGCTGAATAGATCAGTGAATTGTTGACGATGATTGGTTGGACATTGTTTGCACCCACATAGGACTGAGGTTTGACCGAGACCGAAGTTGGTGTGATGGCATCGGAGTTGACCGAGGTGACTCGCCATTCCGCAGCCGACGTCAGCAGGATCATCTCTGTCAGCGGGACAATATGCCGGATCGTGTTGGCTTCACGCGCAGCCACACGGAATGCGATTCGGTCCTCATCTTTGATGGGTAGCGAATAGCTCATATCGGACTCAGTGCCCGACTTCGTCATCCAGATGTTTTGTGGCTGGTTGGTTGTGCCTGCGAAGATTCTGCGTTGCTCGAAGTAGGACACCGCCCCCGGGTAGTCGCCACTTGCATTAAAGACTGAATCGTAAGTTGGTGGTGTTTTACCGAGGTCGGGGGCGATGTTGTCATCGATGATCGAGGTCCCAGTCGTCTCCCCGACATAGCCATAAATGCCGCCTTGGAGTTTGTAGACGTTATAGCGCGACGCGCCACCCACGCTCGACCATGAAATCGTCACGATCCCGCCAGTTTCAAGCAGATTACCGCTGGTCGTGGAAGATGAAGAGGCTACGGACTCACTCACACCGTCGCTCGCAACGGCAGTGACCTTGTACGTGTAATCGTACTTGGCCGTGGAATGACCACTCGCGGACGCTGACACCCCCGTTGGAGCACTGATTGGCGCACTAAAACTGACGGTCGTAAGCGTCCAGCTCGTGGCTCCCAAACGACGCAACTCACGTGGCGCATAGTTTGGGTGTGTGAGTGTCAGAACGTCGGCGGACTGGACATAATGGATGTCGAACAGGTCCGCTTCCGCATACGGATTCGCAATTTCATAAGGGCTACCGCCAGATAGAAGCGTGCCGCCCTGCGTGTGAAAACGGATATAACCCGGTGACAGCTCGATCACCATGGTCTGAGTTGTTGAGTAAGTGAACGGGATCAGACGCGTCTTTTTCGTCGAATCCTTCACCGCATTCACATATGAGGTGCCCGCGCGGTTGCCTACCGGACCATGTGGGAAAACCACAAAATTACGGCAAGTAGCCAAGCCAGTTTGGTACTTAATGTCGTCAATTCGTCCATAGAATTCCGGGGTTACTTCCCCGCCTGCGAACGATCGTTGGAGCGTGCGGGTGTTGGGCATGCTTACCTCGTGATCAGGCCATCGAATAGATAGGGATTAACCACGCCACGGTCTTTGATCCATCCGGGTGTGTGTTCCGGCTTGTTCTGCCGTTGATTGGAGTCTGAGTAGATTGCTTGCTGAAACATCGCCTGAAACATGGCGAGACAGCGTTTTGCCTCGGCCGTACCCGCGTCCCCTTTGATGACCGGTCCAGCCAAGTGCGAAGCCAAAAGCCATGCGAGCGCGTCAACGAAAAGCGGTGGGAATTTGGTCGTGTCAGTCACGCGTACGCTATAACGCAGGGTCGCTTCTGGCAGGTCCGTCAAGATCATCGCGTTACCACTTGCGTCGTTTTCAGTGTCGTAATCGACGCCCTGATCGTCCGCGGACGCTTCAGCAGGTAGAACGGCCAGAATTCGGATGAGATTGTTTGGGATGGAATAGGCATACGCCCAGTCCCATGATGTCGCAGACAATTGCGCCAATGTCGCGCGCCGGGTGGAAAACTTCCAATCGTGAAGCTCAAGCATTGAGTCTCGCGCAATTGGATAGAAACGCGCGCAGTGTTCAGCCTGCGCAGAGCCTTCGGGTGGATTGATACTGGCCACACTCGCGACATCACCCAGACGCGCCAGTGCCAAGTTAGAAATGTCGACTTCAGAGGCCATTACCTACTCCTGAAAGAAAGACGGGGGCGACATGGCCCCCGTCAAGTGCCCATCACTGAGGAAGGACTGCTGGAGGAAATCAAATAAGGGCGTCGACACCTTCGACAGACAATGTCTCGGCTTCGAGCTTCGTTAGCTCCGAAAAGGTTTCCGGCTCTTTTTCTGCCTTCGCTACCACCTTTTTCTTCGGTGCAGCTTTCGGTTTGGCAGCAACGTCTTGAACTTCCATCCAAGACGCTGCCGCCATTCCATCGGGCAGCTCGAACACGTCGCCATTTCGGTGGAGCGATCCACCTACGAAACAATCGAGATTGGTCTTTACGACGATGCCCATGCCCTATTCCTTAGTTGGTTGCGTCGTTGTACGCAGTCCAACCCTTCGGATTACGGGTCAGGAACGCGTTGACCTTGCCTGCGGTTAGTGCAGCCGTACCGACGTTTGCCAGCAAACCGACATAACGCTCATAGGTCGCACCCTTAGCAAGGCAGATTGCTTTCTGATAACCCGCAACCAAAGACGCCTTACCGATGTCACCGGTCGACAGGTGCACAGTGGCGCTGCCGTCGGTAGCGATCGATGCAGTCGCATCAGAGGCCAGTTGGAAATCAACGGTCGCAGCACCACCCGAGGTGACTGCGGTGTCGACTTGGATTACCAGATAGAGGTCTTCACCTTCACCCAGATCACGAGCAGCGGAACCGGTATCGATTACGTTGCCCACCAGTTGCAGACCGGTGCCAGAAGTGCTCAGAGCAGTGGCATCTGCAAATTCGTTGCGCGAATCAAGAATCATGACTCTTCTCCTTTACGTCGCAGAAATTAAGAAACAACAGCTTCGTTTGCTGCGAGAGAGTCGCAACGACGAACTGGGATACCGTCGAACATGGTGACGTGCTTGCCGCCAACCTGATCCATGGTCAGGGTTGAGGAAGACACCTTGTTCATGATCTGACGACGCAGGAACGATTTGATGGTGCGGCTGGTATAGAACACCGGCTTGCCCAGACCCAGAGACGGGATCAGCTCCACAGCTTGGGTCATGTAATCGATCAAGTCCGCACCAGAAGACGCATTCTTGGTCAGATCAGACAGGTCGATGTTTGCGATACGAACCACATAACGCCAGTCGCGTACGGTCAAACCGCAGTCCCAGCGATAGTGCGTGCGATACGCTTCCATGCGGCCATTGCTACCGTCGATGTTTTCGACAGTGACCTGACCCTTGTCTTCCATGTACAAGCCGCCCTTGGAGCCTTTCGGGTAGATACCGTGAACGGTATTCGGACCCCAGCAAACAAGGTAGATGGAGTTGTTGTCAGAACCTGAACCACCTGCGCTGATGATGTTGTCGCCGTTGGCAGCAGACAGATCATTGAAACGCGGGGCAAAGCCAGTGAAGGCTTCAGGCTCAGTACCTTCGTTGCCGTAGAACAGCGTAGAAGACATTTCCTGATTCATACCTTCGATATGCGCGCGGTCTTCAGACAGACGAAACGCAGCGGTATTACCGTTCAGATCGGCCAATGCCTTGTCGACTTCGGCATACGCTTCGAGCATACCGGTGGAGTCGGTGATCTGAGCAGTAGTGCTCTTGGTCGGCTGAACGCCACCATAGAGCTTGCGCCAAGTTGGAGTCGGCAGACCGGTA